GCCCAATGGCTCTTCGCCACCTACGGAGGTGGTTACAACTGGACTACACCCCTGGCGGGGGTGTACGCAGTCGTCGCGAGTGCGAGGCCCACTATGGCGAGGAGTGGTCCATCCTCATCGCCCAGGAGCGCATGACTAGAGAGCATGCGTCCAACGCCAAGGACTGGTTCCTTGGCACAGCCCCCTGCGACCTGCTGCTCCCACAAATCGTGGTAGCTCCACAGCCCAGCGAAGGCAACGCTGCGGCACCCGCGGCCCTGAGCCGCAGTGAGGACTCGGTTGACGCCGTGTCTGAGTCCTCGGACAGCGTGCCAGACGTCCCTGGCGCCCCCACCCCGGCGACGGCCCTCCTGGTAGGGTCCATTCCGGTGACTTGCCCTCTCGTCACCGACCGGCCGTCCGCTGTCTTGAGCCCCCCCACATCCCACACCGGGGCTCCTACCCCACCAGCCGCCTCTGCCTCCAGGGTGAACACCCTGTGCCGGCTGGCCCTCGGCGTCCACCCAGGCGACCTCACCTGGGTGCCCGCAGTAACCTCCACCGCCATCCAGGTGTCGAGGACCCTCGTAGAGGGTACGCGCCGGGCAACCGCCCAGGCGCGCGGATGGATAAGGGCGGCAGTAGCCGTGGCGGAACGGGAACTATGCCCGCCACCCGCCCTAGAGGAGCTGAAGCCCGTGGCGAAGGGGCCACGGCAGGAGGTCGGTGAGGCGGCCTCATGGGTGAACGCCGAGTCCGTGGCGATGGAGCTGAGAGCCTTATTTGGCCTGCTCACGGACACCCCTGTCCACCGGGAGATGGGGGGGCGTGTCGCGCGGGAGATCCTGCGGGATCGGTGCCGCTGCGGCAGGGAGGACACCTGGTACCTTAGTACCAGCGCGGTGACACACTGGCTGTCACCGACCCTGACGGACCTGGTCCTAGCGACCAGGCCCCAGGGTTTTCACTAGGGGCCGTGCTGCCGCGCTGTGGGATGGACACAAAAGTCAAACCTGTCCACCTGAGCCCCCACATGCGCGTTACCCCGGCGGCTAGGCCCCGCCCCACCAAGAGAACGAGCTACCAGATAGACGTTATACGCCCTCTTGGTGACTTCGGTGTCCACAACAATTCCCTGGTAAACCTGACCAGAGGAATTAATGAGCGGGTGTTTTACACCGACAACAAGGGTTCCCCCCCGCTCAGGCCCACAGCCCCGTTCGAGCTGAACACGGACGGGCTGAAGAGCTTCCGCATCTCCCCCTGGACTATGGAACAAGTGGTGGACTCGTATACCGGGTCCCAACACACCAGGTATCTCAACGCGATGAACAGCATACGTACCACACCGTTGAGCAAGAGAGATGCGCGGGTTAGCACATTCGTAAAAGCGGAGAAAATCAACTTCAGTGCTAAGCCCGACCCAGCCCCACGCGTGATCCAACCGCGTGATCCTCGCTTCAACGTAGTTTTCGCAAAGTACATCAAACCGTTGGAGCCGCTGCTTTACAAAGCGCTGGGGAAGCTCTACAAATATCCTGCAGTAGCCAAAGGGTTCAACGCGGTAGAGACTGGTGAGATAGTCGCGAAGAAATGGGCATTATTCCGCGACCCAGTCTGCGTCGGACTCGACGCCTCCAGATTTGACCAGCATGTATCTGTAGAGGCGTTAAAATTTACCCACTCCATCTATAGGAGGTTCATCAAGAACCGTGAATTCAACAACCTCCTACAAATGATGTATACTAACCATGGAGTGGGCACGGCCAAAGATGGGAGGATCAAGTATACGGTCCGAGGATGCCGGATGAGTGGCGATATGGATACCGCCCTCGGCAACTGCTTATTGATGGTCTTAATGACCAGAGATTTGTGCCTCAAGTTGTCCATCCCCCACGAGTTGTTCAACAATGGCGACGATTGCATCGTGATCTTTGACCGCGAGCATCTCCAGAAGTTCAACTCGGCCGTGAAAGGCTACTTCGCCCAGCTAGGGTTCTCCATGAAGGTAGAGAGCCCAGTGTACACCCTTGAGCGGATTGAGTTCTGCCAAACCCAGCCTGTATTTGACGGGTCCAAGTGGCGCATGGTAAGACTGATAAGCAGCATAAGTAAGGACTGCGCCACTGTCATTAACTGGGAGCAGCTCAGCGGTTGGTGGGCCGCCGTAGGGCAATCTGGCCTGGCGGTGCTGAGCGGAATGCCGGTGTACACGAGCTTTTATAAATGGCTGGCCAGGATTGGGGATGCTAACCAACGATGCAACAAGCACCCCTTATGGAAGAATGAAGGGTTGGAGTGGTACAGGATGGGCATGGACCTGTCAAAGGAGACGACCATAACAGATGCAGCACGTCTCAGTTTCCATGCCGCCTTCGGGATCAGTCCTCCTATGCAAGAGGCCCTCGAGGGTGTTTATGATGCCCTAGGCAAACCATCCGGATTAAGCGCGGTTGAGGAAGTGCGGGTAGAACAGAGGTATACCAAAGATGCCTTCCTCCCAGATAACACTTGGGACAACGCAATGTCCATGAGCGCTTACACCAACCCTTGGGCCTACTTCCTCGAAGCAGGTACCGGTGTGTGCGACACCGAAGAGTGAGCTCAGCGTCCGCAATGACGTTAAACTACCTGAGTCCGAGATGACCCTAAACTACACGTATCCACTCTGCAGCGACTGGCAGGGCCCCTGGGATGCCGGCATAGCCTCCACGAATTGACGTGGACAGGGAAATGGCAAGTTCCACAAATGAGCAGTCTGGTGAAAACCGCGTCCGACAGGGACGAACTGCTCAACGCCCTACACGGAGAGGTCACCGTCAAGGAGCTCGAGGAAAGCAACCTCGGGGTACTGACACCCGTACGAGCCAGCGACCGGATAACATTCACTCCCCTGCTCCCACCAAGGACGCACAGCAGGGTGGCCGGAATACTGCGAAAGTTCCGGCCCACTCGAAACACAGGAGGTCTGCTCTTCATAGAGCGAGTCGTGGCGGTATTCACACCCCACGTCCCAGACAACGTTCTGGGGGAAGTCGAGCTGTGGGTTCACGACACGCTCCTTCCCAACCTCCAGGAGGTTACCAACCGAGTGCGAGTCAGGTTGAACGATGGGCCAAAATTGATAGCCTTCTACCCGCCCTACTCGATACCATTGAGCGACACGAGCTTAGACCGTCCGAGGTCTTTCAGCGTGGTCTCAGAGTTGCACGAAATGCAGTTCGTGCCCGGCGGCAGCCCGTTCAGCCTGTACCTTCTGTGGTCACCCCGGATCGAGGGGGTGAGCCACAATTACCTGCCCCGCCCCCCACGAATCCTGCCGGTTTGCCGCACGATGGTGAGGGATGCACTACAGGAGACTGCAATGCAGCAGTCCTACTTAGCCGGGGCAATGTCAAACCGGTATGCCACGCCCACAAGTGGGACGTGAGGCAGCTGCAGCATAAGTAGGGAAGCCGGCCGCTGGCCCCAGTGGATTGACACTGGAACCCGGGATGCCGGGAGCAACGGGGAATTGACCCCGGAGATCGCACTGCGACGCACCGAAATCCTTGGTGCGGTACATACACCTGCCCATGCCGAGGGAAGGTCAGGTCGGACCCCAGTCTGAAGGCACCCCATCTGCCTTGGGAAAGCAGAGATCCCCAAGCCCTGGCTATTAACTTAGTCTCGAGCGCTTGGGTTTAATACGGTACGAGACCCCAGGATGGAGATGGCCGAGGGATCCCGAGAACGGGCTTGACGGGCGCTGCCAACGCCGACGCATCACGGCCTGATACCTAGGGGGTGAGGATGGGAACCTCACAACTACGACCGCCCGCCGCGATATGCGGGTCACCAACTAGCTCCGGGAGATGGAAAACTCCCTACCCTACCAGAGCCAACGGGCCTATAGCCCCAATAACCTGGGAAAAAGAACTAAACCCGAACTGCGCGTGGAACCGCAGGGGCTCCCCACCTCCCCCCATACTTGGGGTTGGGCTCAACCAATGGGGTTGGGAAAAGCATGGCACTGCCTAGGCCCTCCCTCACGTCGGGAGTAACCCCCTCAGGGCATACAATATGAGCGGGTGACGTGACTAGCCAGA